CGGCCACGGTGCGCCGTTCGCGGTTTAATTTTCACCGGCTGGGGTCGGGGATCGGGGACCGGAGCCCGCCGCCAACGGCCAACGGGGCACGGCCCACGGCCACGGGATCGCGGCCCGTAGGTTTGGGGAAGGGTGCGCGGGGCGGGGCCCGCCTTGTTTAACTGCGAAACACTGGGCAATAAAAAAGCCCGCACGGGGCGGGCTTAGTGTTGGCGATGGGGTAGGTTAACAGCTAATAGATAGCTCCAGTTCAACGTTGGAATAATCAACGTCAACGCATAGATCCCCGTCGCGGACCATGTCTTTAATAGCTTCGCGTATGGCGTCGCCGTCCGCTTCCGACTTTTCAACGTGGTCGGTTATATGTCGCAAAATCTGGCGGTCGATCCGGTCGCGCATCAAATCAAAGAAATTTGCGGCCAGTTCATCATTGGCGGTTTTATAGCTTTGCAGTTCCGCGCTCATTTCTGAAACGTTGCGCTCTAACCGCTCCGCGTATTCTTGCAAGTTTTTATGATCCAGCGCGGCGGCTTTTAAATCTCCGCCGGTTGCGTCGCGTCCGTCCAGAATATGGTCGGCGGCTAATTGGTCCAAATAGTCGGGGTTTGTTTTTAATTCGATCATGTCGATTTTCTCCGTAGTTAAGTTGGGACGGCTTGCCCGCCGTCGTATGCGATTATATGAGATAACTTTATAAAAAGTAAATCCCCAAAAAAAAGGCCGCCCGAAGGCGGCCCGATCCGGCGCGGTTGCGCCTAGTCAAATCTAGCGATCTTAGTTTCACGGGTTGCACGGTCGCGAATTGCGGCGATCCCGTATTCATAAACGAAAAGCTCGAACCCTTCGAAAATGAAACGCGCCAGCGGTGCCAGTGCTGGGTCGTCGTCGTGTTCGCTTTGATAGGTCCCGTTATGGTCGTCAATGGTGCCATTGAAGGGATAGCAGAACCCGCCGAACTGGTAGGCGTTATCCATGCCCGCCGCGATGGCGTCCAGCGTTAAGGCGTCGCCCGCTTCGATGCAAGCTTGGCAAAAGAAGTCGGGAATGATCCCGCAAGCTTCCGCCAATTGGTTTGGCGTTGCCCCGCCAATGTCCGCATCTTGCGCTGGATTAAAAACCCGATCCAATAAGATATCAGACGGACGAATATTCAAAGTGTGTACATTTTCCATAGTTATTTACTCCGTAGTTGCGGCGGCTTTATTGCCCCCGTGTATGTGATTATATGCGATAACTTTCTAAAAAGTAAATCCCCAATAAAAAAGCCCGCACAATGGCGGGCTTTGGTTTGCTTTGTCGCTGGTGTTATGCGGCGACTTTATCCAGCAGCGCACCGGCTTTTCGCTCGACTTCAATGCGGGCGTCTTGGTGCGGAATGTCCCGCGCTATTGCGGTGATGGCTTGCGCCGCGTCCCATACGGTTTCGACTGGGCGGCCTTCTTCTTTCAAGTGTCGGGCGTTTGCAGCTTTTGCCATGCGTCCAGATAATCCGGCCCGCTTGCTTAAAAACTCTAAGCGGCTTTCATCATCGTGCGCAATCTTGGCAGCTTTGGCAGCTTGAACACCTTCGACGAATGTCGCGGTTGATCCATGCGCAAAGCTTTCCAATGCTGGGCGGGCTTCCATCGCGAAACGATCCGGCGCAAATTTGGTGTGCCTAATCTTAATTTCTTGAAAGTTTTCCACGCCCCAAAGGTTTCTATTCATGCAAACCCCGCGCAGATACATCGCAGCAATGCCCGCGGTTTTGCTGCCCGTTTCACTGTTCCATGCGTAAAACCCGCGGAACATCAAATCGGGTTCCCCGTTCGGAAGCTTGCCCACTTCGATAGGGTTGCGATCATCCACCAAGAAAACGAAAACGTCGCGGTCGCTTGCAAATAGCGTGGTCGTTTCCATTGTTACCGGCACGTCGGGATCATAAACGGCTAAACCGTCGCGGCTTCCGGTCATCATGCCCGGCACTTTCCAGCGTCCGCCGCTGGCGTCCACTAAGTTTTTAACCGGCTCCAAAATTTCCCAGTCGAAAATCCGGCCATAGTCTGGACCCGTCGCCGCACGTAGGTCGCCGCCGTCGGATTGGCTTCCGTATACCTTCACCAATTCGCGGCCACGGTTATAGCGCAAACCCCATTGGATACAATCCGCCGCCAATGGTGCGGGCAAGTCTTTAAGGTATCCGGCTGGCGCTCCCGATAGCTGGGACAATTGGCCAAAACTCCAATTGGTCGGGCTGTTCACGTGGTCGCGGTGGTTATCGTCTTGGTATTCAATACGCAAGTCGCCGCGGCTGGGGTTGGCTTCGTCAAATTCCCCAATGATTTGGATTTTATGAGTGTCAACCGTGCGGCTTGTCATCCGCTGGGCGTCGCTCTTTTTAAAGGCCAGCATGTTATCCAGCGATAAAAACTTTTGATCGTCTGGACGGCTAAACCATTGGCTACTTACTGCGCTGTTTCCGATGCCATGCGCGAAGGCGTTAGTTTGATAAGTCATAATATTGTTCTCCGTAAAAACAAAAACGGGGGCGGAATTGCTCCCGTCCCCCATAATATCGCATAAAGTTATATATAGCGCAAGCTAATATTTTGAAAAGTTATTCCAGCCCGATATCGCCCGCGACATGGTGCCGGATAATACTGCGCGGCGGTAAAGACTTCGCAAACCGCAAAAGCTTTTCGCCGTCGGTTTCATCCGGCTGGGCTTGGTTTGATGTATCGCGCCAATGCAATGCGACGTTTCCGCCGTCGGCATAACATCCGCCGCGGGTTTCTGGATCGGCGGCTTTTTTCTTACTCGCACCGTGCGCAGTAAATCCGATCACATAATTGCGACCAAGACGGGCGCACAATGGCAAACCGTTTCCACAATCGCGGCAGCTAAACCCGGCGCGGTATTCGGCTGGGCATCTTACTACCTTCACGTCCCACCCGGCGGGCTGGGTTTTCTTACCTTGCCAGCTTTCCTCCGACACAACAGTAACTGACGGGACGCCATTAATTATGGACGCGGCTGCGGCGGCTTTGTTTTCGGTCGAGAAATTTATAACGGTTTTACCTTCCGCCAGCTTTCGGTCCCAGCCATATTGGCGCGGATCAAAATGCGAGTAAGTAAAAGAAACACCTTTACGCGGAACAGCGTCCAGCAATGCGTCCAAATAATCTGGATCAACCTTGCGCGATCCTTTCCCGCTGCAATTCATTTTGCAAGCTGCCGGGCATGTCGCATATTTTTCCCCGTCGCCAGCGCGGTAGGTTACTGCGATACCTTTAGTTTTTTCGGCTCTACTCAATTCAACAGTTTTCAACATGGTTTGCCCCCGTAGTTGTATAAGATATATCGCATACTATACGGCATAAAAAAGCCCAGTGTCAACCGGGCTAATTTTTTTCTTATTTATCTGCGCTTCCGATTCGGCTTTGGCCTTAGATCGTCGGCGGCATCTTCCCCAAATAAAAGTTTATAAATCCATTCAATAAAACCCACTGCATTACCCCCAGTCTTTTTGTGTGCCGTCTTCTTCGGCAGCGTTATATCCACGAGTATACGCGGCGATTTCTTCCGCGCTCATCTCTTTCATTTCCACTTTGTCGCTACTGTACGTCGCGCCAGTGTAGTAGTGCGGCTCGAATTTCCGCCCGTAATAATAGTCGGCACCCCCGCGATCAAATGGACCGCCATGGCGTTGGTCATACAGGCTCGCATCGAACCTATCTTTTTCAATTGCTGTCACTTTAACCTCCGTAGTTTTCTATTGACTATGGGATTGTATGCGATGTTGTGGGACAGATCAAGTCAAAAACCTTTTGCCAATCTACTGTGCCTGCCACGTGGTGGTATGGCTCAACTTTTAATCCTTCCATCTTTAAGTCTACCGCTTCCGCGCCACGGTAAAGGAATAGCTGCTCCGGTTGGTTTTTAGTTTTGTGTTTTTTAATCATGACCCAAACGCTGCCGTGCCCATGGTTAGTAAGCCACGCGACTTGGTGGGGTCGAAGGTCTACCGCGTTACCTGCGGTCGCCTTGAGTTCCACAAAATGAAAGTTACCAAGCTCATCACACAACACGACATCCGGCACACCGGGCATCGCCCACGTTTCAAGCCGTGTCGCCTTCAAGTTCCTCCCAGTCTTCTCCATCCCCGTCTTCATCTGCCTCCAAAAGTCGGCCTCTCGCTTTGTCGCGGTTCTGGGAATTGCTCTCTCCTTCGGGAGTAACGTCGATAGTGATCGGGGCATAGCTTTGTTTTATCTCCTTGAGCGCCTTCAACACTTCATCTTTGCTCATGCTGTCGATGCTGCCAGTGCGTATCTCACTCTTACTTACATAGATGTCACCTTGCGCTTGCCCACGTCGGTACTCTGCTTGTACGGCTGCGCTGTACGCGCCGTTGTTTAATGCCATGTCACGGATCGTTTGCAGATCACGCAAGTGGCGTTGGTAGTTGACTCCAAACTTTTCGTCTAACTCTGCACGATATGCCTGTATGGCAGACACAACATGCGGGCTTATGTTCGGGTTGGTTAATTCATACGCTCTAGTGTGCGCAGAGCCTGCGGGGTATCCAGCATTGATTGCTGCCTCTCGCATAGTTATCTGGCCATCCTTCGACACCAGTTCTTTCACAAACAATTCTTGCTTTCGGGTAAGCGGCTGCGCTTTGGTTGCTTTAGGTCTTCCCACCTTCTTCTTGGCAGCGGGAGCAACAGATTTACTAGGCATGTAATTCTCCAGTTATTTGGCGATAGTTTGCCATAACTTAGCCCCCTTTGTCATATATAGACAAGAAAATAAAATTATAAAAAAAATCATTTAGCGCCCTTATACGCAATCTTGCCCTTTCTGGTTACATAAACTCTGGCACGGTTACATTTTTGTTTTTCACTTATGTAACTTAAAATCTCTATATATAACAAGGCTTTGATTGCTCTGGTTACACGGTTACACCGGTTACACCTATTTTCACCAAAAAATTTATTTTTATATTTTGCTCTATATATAAGTAAACGGCGTTTAATTTGTACCGTGGGCCGCGACCTGCCGCATGTGTTTCTTGTATACTGGACCCCGGCCCGGCCTCTGCCACTCCTAAAGTCGGGGGAGTTATGACCCCTGAACCAAAGTCGGGGGTCGGGCCACCTTTCCCACGAAAAAAAACCCACGATCCGTAGACCGTGGGCTGTAGTTATTGAGGCATGGTCCAGTAGCCGTAGACGCATCGCTTTTCGTCTCTGGAGCAATCGTAGGTGTCGTTGATAACACCGTCCATCACTGCGACGTAATGCTTAGATACTGAGCAGATAATACGTCCGCCCGGTAACTCATCAGCTTTCAGGTGTACTTGGCACCCGCTGCCGATCTGCATCGTAGGTGTCCAGACGAAGCCTAGTTCAAGCATGTAGTCCTTAAACCATTTCCGCTTGGTGTAGATACCGTTGCGGGCTGACCGGGACTGCTTGCCCGTGCGTTTTGATTTACGCTGCGAGGCGTTTCCTTCTGCCAGTCGGTCATAGACCTGTTGGTAGGGGAGTTGCGCTGCGATGGCGATGGCTCGACAAACGCAGTCGCCTGCGCTGCCTTTGTAGCCTGCGGCCTTTCGGCCTCCATCGTTGTAAACGAACACAGGGGTAGGGTTGGCTTCACTCATGGTGAACCTCCGTAGTTGATTAAATTGTCAAAGAACGTGGGGGAAATTGCCCTCCCCCATCAACCGGGTTAACCGATTGATATACGCACTTTAACATATTATCGCATACGTGTCAAGCTAATTTTTTTAAAAGTTATCTTGCTCTGGCCATGGAAGTTCCGAATTGGCCCACCTTACTCCTTCGGCTGCCAAACGGTTTTCGATCTTTGGTGAGCTAACCCAAGCGTGTAGATGGTTGTCCACTTCCCACTGATAGTGCGTGGCTTCCGTGCGCCAGTAGTCGGCGTCGGTGGTCCGGCCTTCCCATTCGTCTTCTTCGGCCCAGTAGTTGCAGATAGCTAGGCAGCCTCGTGATGTCAGGCTGCCGTCGGGGGTTCGGGAAAACTTAGGTATCTTCCCGTTCATCGTCTTCGGCCTCTTCTTCACGTTCCTCTAAGATAGCTGCGATGACATAGGATGGATTTAGCTGAATGAATTTGCCGTTATCCAAAACCATTTCGATGACTTCTTTGCGCCATTCCCATGATTCAATTTTGTAGTTTAGCTGCGACCCGACGGACGGGTGCATGTCGATGGTTAGTATCTTCATTGGAAGTACCACACTGCTAATGCTGCAAGGGTTCCGCCAACGACAGCTTGTAGAACGAACTTATGTTCCACGTACCATGGTTCGGGGGCCGTGTCCCAGTGTGCGTCAGTATCTTCAACTGGGATGTTGACTGCTGCGGTTGCTGCGCGTTGCACATTTTGAATGCAGTGGCTTAACACTGCGTTGCGTTCCCAACGGTTTACCATCTTTGGCCCGCGGGTCGCGGTGGTTGGGACTTTGACCGGGGCTGGGAACTCGCCCAGCTTTACCTTTCGGTAGACGGTCGGCTTGCTCACCTTTGCGAGTGAGCAAACTTCTTCGATTGTAATCAGGTCTTTCATAACGTTCTCCGTGTAGGGTTACAAGGAGTAGTGTATGGGATTTTATAAGGTAATGTCAACCTTGGATGATACGTTGCCAGCACTTCTCGATTTCTGCGCTGCGCTTGAGGTCTTCTTCGTTACCGCTTTTTTCTAGTTGGTCTTGGAAGTCGGTGACGGCTTTGTTGATTTGATTGACGGCATATACCCAAGGTATTTCCGACACGCGTAGATTTAGGTCATCCATAGTTCACTCCTGTTTGTCGGCCTCGTAGGTATCCAGCTTCACGTACCACGTGCCGGGTTTATTTTTGCTATCTAAGATTTGCGCGTTCAGCCACTCGCCGGACTGTGCTTCGAGCCACGTGATGAGTTCAACGCGATTCATACTGAGGTCTGCTTTAACGAAGTCGGGCGCTTTATCGCGGGGTTTACTTGCGCGTAGGCCATTAACAAAGATCATATCTGCCATAGTTTCCTCTTTCTAAAAAGAATGACCCCAGCCGGGGGCAACCGTACTGGGGTCAGGGTCAACTACGGAGAACATGCTTACCATGTTCAAGCGTAGTATAAACATGTCGGTATGGGATAAGCAACACTTAATCGCATATTTCGCAAACATCTTCAGGATATTCGCCACCAGAGAGGGGATCGACAATAGAGAGTTGGCAGGATTTGCACCTGCGGAATAGCTGTGTGTCAGTCTTGCCAGTAACTTCAAGGTTTTGCTCACACTTCGGGCACTTATTTTTTACCAGATTTCTGTGAAACTGTCCCTGTTTCCCCTGTGCTTCTATCATTTGCAGTCTCCATGTACCACTCGAACACTAGCCGTAGCTGTCCGCCAATGGTTCTGCCTTCCTTTTTTGAAAGCTCTTTAATCTCTTCGTACACCTCTCGTGGAACGAGGATGCTTTTCCAGCGTGTTGTATCCATTAAACCTATCTCCAGTGCCCCCGGATATCTACGATAATATACGAAGATATATAAGAATGCAAGAAATCACTTAGCTTCACCCCATGAGGGACCTATTTCTACGTCGCATTTTGACGGCACTTCGAGCGGTACAGCTTCTTCCATAACTTTGGCTACGGCATTGGCTTCATCCACTGTCTTTACAGACATGGCAATCTCATCGTGTATCTGAAGCATGGGCAGTATTCCCTGCTTGTATAGATCGACCATCGCTTTTTTCGTCATATCCGCAGCAGATGCTTGGATTAAACGATTGAGCGCCTTGTAGGTGTAGGCACGTTTAAGACGGGTCGTGGGCCCATATTCGTCTACCGCTTCCCGGTAAGGCAGCGCCTTGTTCATGGCAAAGGTATCGGGTTCCCACAGATCGAAGCGACACTTACGGCCAAGCAGCGAGTGCAGCGAACCACCACTCGACTTCTCGTTCAGCCGGTTCATCACGCCCGTCATGAGTCCTTTAACGAAGGGAACGCGGTCATGGTATTGCTTGGTCAGGCTCTTCGCTTCTTCAACCGATACATCCAGTTGTTCGGACAGCTTGTTCACACCCATGCCATACATCATGCCAAGGTTGATCGTCTTGGCTTGTTTCCGCGGGATGTTAGCCATCTCCGCCACCATGGTATGGAAGTCCGTGTCTGGGTTTTCGTTGTAAGCCGACACAAACTCTTTCGCCCCTTCCAAAGGTACGCCTCGCATTTTTCCGTATACATGCGCATAATGGACCAAGATGCGCGGTTCCTGTTGCGAGAAGTCAATGGCCGCCCATTGTTCGCCTTCCTCTGGAAGAAACAAAGAACGGATCATTGGCCCCAGTTCAGGATCGCGGGCCGGGATTTGTTGCAGGTTCGGGTTGGACATTGATATACGTCCAGACACCGTGCCCCCATCGTCGGAACGGATTTGGTTTATATGGGAGTGTATTCGACCATCAGCGTGACAGTGCTTCATGATTGTGTTGATGAAAGTGCCGGATGTCTTGTTCAGGTTCCTAGCTTGGGTGACGAGTTGCGCGAGTGGATGCTCATGCTCTTGGAGGAAGAGTTTAGTGAACGACGGTGCGCCCTTTTCAGTGCGTGGATAGTGGACGCCGACTTTATCGAACGCTTTAGCGAGAGACTGTGCAGCCCAGATTTCAACATTACTGCC